AAGTTTCACACCTTCCACCCAGTTCTCTGTTTTGAATGGATCAGAAACAGGTCCGAATGGTTCCTTAAGGGAAGTAATAGACTGAGGTAGCGCATTGTACATAATGTAATTCATCCTAGCCTCATCTTTTAATAACGAGAATACCCATTTGAACGTACCACGATGATCGGGCGTGGCTCCACGAGTGATCAGCTCGTTATGGAGATCGGACGCGAGGTGCCCATTCGTTACCGTTTTGGCCAACAGCTTAACTGGGATGCAAGAGATTTCGACTCCCTCAATGTAGAGCCTCTTGCATATCTCCCCAGCCGAAAGTGAACCAGGCGTGGCGACATACGATTTACCAGCAGAGTATTCCATACCAAGTTCCGCGATGATTGACAAGTACTGTTCTGCGACGGCCTTTCCGCATAGAGTCAAGTCATCACCCAAGATCACATAGTCTTTATAATCTGGTAGACCACAACGACTAGCGGCTAATCTAACGATAACATGGTGTGTTAAAGCAAGCATAGGGAAAGATGATTTAGCGCCCATCGGTTGCCCGACAGCGTAACGTACCTTAGACCCATCAGGTGTGACAAAATCCCGACATGTTAACAATTTCTCCCAGGCGGTAACGAGGGGACCCTTAAGAAGGTTATTCAATATCATAACCTGTAACTTCATAGGCAAGCGATCAGTGGCATTTGATAGATCATATGAGTAAACATCGACACCCTTTTGGCCGGTCCAGGCTCTCACCTGTGCTGCCGCCTTCCCTTGATCGAAGGTGCAATCTTGAGGGATCTGTTTCAGGAAGTGGGCTAGAGTTTCATGTAATGGAGTGAAGAGAAGCTGAGTCCAATAATCTAGCGTAGCAACAATACGGCATTTTCCACCCCACTCCTCGATGGCTATTAATTTCCCTAAGTGACAATCATCACGGATGCGATGACCCAGATCAGTGTAGACAGCAAGTAGATCGGAAACGATGTTCTTCAGGCCAGAGGCATCAGCGAATGTCATGAACTCAGTCATGAGGTCTGGTCTTGTAGAGAAGGCTTTGGCATCCTTATCAACGGACTTGATTGCCGGTCCATTAGGTCCTCCCGATAAGGTGAATCTCGTCGTAGCTTTGAG